TTCATCTATTTTCTTGTCTAAATCTACTATTTCTTGTTCTTTAATTGATTTTGTTACTCCAAGAGTAGCGATTGCAGAATTAATTGCTGTTATTTCATTGTTTTTCTGTGTAATTTCCGCTGAAATGTCAGAAAACTGGAGTTTTTTGTTAGTTATTTCTTTTTCTGCATTATGAAACTCTGTCTGATACTGAGAAAGTCTTAATTCGTTCTTCTTAATCTCCTCTTCTAGTGCTTTATTTTTGTCATTTGCTTTATTAACTTCCTGTAAAACTTTAGCCAAACTATCATTAGCCTCACCCCTATTTCTTTGAATATTAAATAGTTCCTTTTCTAATACCTTTGCTGTGTCTCTGTAAGAATCAATGGTTGCTAAAATAGCTAGTTTTTCACCCTCTAATAATCTAATATCATTCTTTAAAGAATTGTTAGAAGAGTTTAATTGATTGTTTGTAGATGTTAAAGACTCTTTTTCCTTGTTGATAGAATCCAAAGCAGAAGCCCTTTCAGCATCAAGAGAAGAAAGAGTTTCTCTTAAGTTGTTTATTTGATTTTCTAGTGAAATAATCTCTTGTTTAGAAGAGTCTATTTTGTTATTCCACTCTAATAATTCAGTTTTTGCGGAATTAATAGCGTCCATAGAAACTGAAAGCTCATCTTTTCCAGAGCTTTTTCTCTTAACTTCTCTTAATGCCATACGAGTTTATGAGTTATTATAGCAAGCAGCGTTTACTGTAACTGTTCCTGCCACACGAGCTGTTACGTTACAATTAATATAATCAATACCCTGAGTGTTAACTGCGAATAGTCTGAAATCATCAGTTCCTGCACAAGATATTCCCGTGTCTCCGTCAATCGCTGTACCATCTTCAAGGTCAATAACCTCTACATAATCCCAGTTATTAGCTACTGATTGAGCTCCTGAGAAGTCTGGAGGGGTTGTGGGTGTAGAAGGAAGTGCGATTGCTCCTTGAACTTTAACGGTAAGGTTTGCTGATGATGCTGTTCCAAACGAAAGTGTTACGTGAGTAAAATCACGAACATCAATCGTTGTTCCAATGCCAGTAGCTGCCTTAGCGTCAAGTATGTTTACGTGTTTAATTAATTTTTCCATAATATTAATAAGGGGAGTTTTTAGGCTCCCCCGATTAGTTAGCAATACATATTGCCTTTAGATTTAACACTCTTAGAAGAGCCAAACTTGATTCCTGAAGCACCTTTAGATGCTTTAGGTGTTTTGGTTACTGAAGGTTTACCTCCCATAGCCATCTGTTTTCTTGGTTGAATACCTTTCATATAAGTCTATGAGTTTATTAAGCAGCTGGAGTATAAACTGGAGCTGTAGCACCATCTACTAGGTTATACAAAGCGATTGGCAACCAGTCTGAACCATCCCAAATCAACTCTGCAACGTCTCCTACGTCAGCAAAAACAATAGTTGCGTTTGTGTTAAATGTAAGAGTTCCATCACCTCCGTCTACAATCATTTGAACTTTCTTTACCTGTCCAATAACAGTTGAGTCAGCAAGAGTTCCTGCTCCACCACCTGTTGTATTCCAAGTAGAATAGTATTCTGTCAAAGTAATTGCTCCTGAACCAGTTAATGCCTGACCTACTGCCATTGGCACAAAAGGAGCTACAGTAGTAGCAGAAGCTGAAGAAGCGATTTTGCCTGTAGTTGCTGTAATTGTTAAAGCATCTTTAACTACTGCATTTCCTTGTACGTTTAATTGGTCAGCTGATTCATCCCATAAAAGATAATTACCAGCTGTAGCACCGAAAAACTGAACGTCATGTCCTGTGTCGTTTACACCAACTGTAAATGTTCCTGTCTGTTGTGTATTTCCTAATAAATCAGATGCGCCTGTAACAATCATCTTGTCCGCAGACTCATCCCAAAGCCATGACTTACCTGATGTTGCTCCGAAGAATTTAACATCGTGACCTGTATCGTCAACACCTACAGTAATAGGTGCAAGTGCTGTTGTTGTTCCGTTAATTGTAACTGTATCAGCAGAAGTATCTCCAAGAGCCACATTACCTGCGTAAGTTACACCGCCTGTGATGGTTTCTGTACCTGCAACGGTAAGGTCACCACCTAGCGTTAAACTATCTAAATTAGTTGTTCCCATTTTAGTGTGATTAGAGAGCTGATAATATACTACGATTCAATCGAATCGATTCCTGCACCTTCACTAAGTGCGTCTAACTCAGCTCCAGAATAATTTTTCGGATAGATTTTGTTACCCCACTTGTCTGTGAAATATCCTTCCGAATTGATTTTTGAGTTGATGTTGATTTTTTTATCACCACCAACTGTAAGATTAAGTTTTTCCATAAAAGCAGTTTAGGGAGGGTTTTTTAACGCCCTCCCATAACCTAATTATCAAGAAACGCCAGTCGAACCAAATGCACCCTCATAAGTGATAGTATCGTACTGCTCACGGTATTCACCTGAGTATACGTACTCCCAATTTGGAGTGTATTGGAATGGAGTTAGAACTGTCTCAAGTTCCTTTCTTACAAAGCGGTACACGTTGTGACCGTCAGCAAGTACGAACCAAGCTGTTTCTGAACCACCTGCTGCTGTTCCCATGAACTGACCAACTTTTACGACAATGCCGTATTTAGCTGAGTACCAGTTTGCGTCATTGTTAGCTGTGCCAGGTCTTAGAACTGATTCAGTAATAATGAAAGCTGTCTTAGCTAAAGCTGGTGGAACGATAAGAACTGAAGGCTGATAACCAGCGATAGTTCCATCCTGAGTTAACTGCTCCATTAAGCCTTTGATAGCTGTTTCTAATGAAGATTCAGTTAAAGCAGTAGTAATTTTGTTATCTACTGTGTTGCCAGAGATAGTTGTGTGTGTGTCAGAAATGAATGTATCACCATCGTTAGTTAACTGAGTGGTAAAAGCATTTCTAAAGATACCCTGAGATACCTTGTCCTTTGTAACACGAGCTAGACGACCAAAATCCTGCATCATCTTACCAATAGCATCGAACTTAGCATCATCAAAGAAGTGCTTAGGGATAACTACTGAGTTAGAGTATGCAGCAATGTTAGTTGTCTTAGTGTTTGTGATACGAGGAGAAGCCTGTGGTAAATCCTGCTCTTCAGAACGAGAAGTAAAGTAACCTACTCCACCGTATGAATCAGTGATAACCGCAGAATTGTCAGCTGTAGACTGTCTAAAAACAATCTCGTCAGCGTAAGATAGCTTATCTGGAGAAAACGGTTTGTTAATCTCTTGATAAACAACGGCATCGAGTTTTGTCTTTACGGCATCATTCGATGTAGAACTGTTAAATGACATATATTTTTACAATTATGAGATTATTAAGCAATATCACCTTCAACTGCCGCTGGGCGGAACTGGAAGTAAATCTCTGCTGTGTCTGGGTTACCACCGACAATGATAACTCCGTTTGTGTTGCCATCAGCAGTCGCAGTGTCAACTGTGTACTCTGATGAAGTTAAATCAAGAAGAACTCTCTTACCAATTAAGGCATCGATTTCTGCTTGTGTGTCTGCTGCTGCTGAAGACTTAGCTTTAGCTGCGTAGACGATTTGAGTGTCGTTAGCATCGTAAACATAAACTTCACCGTCAGCCGAAGCTGTTTGAGTAGAGTTTGTTGCTGCGATACCTAAAACACGAGTTGTTGTACCAATTACAGGTTCAGCGTCAGCAAGAGGAATAGCATATTTGCTACCTGCTGCCTTTGCTTTTACTGGTTCACCTGCGTACATTGCAGTTGCAGCTGCTTCACCCAAGAACTTGAGTGTAGGAACTGTGTTTGAACCACCTGCATTTACAATACGGATATTTGCAATAGCCATATTAAATTTTTAATTAATAAGTCTTTTTACTTTTTGCAATGACTTTGTCCATAGCGTCATAAAACCTCTTCATTTCAGGTGAGAGATTGCTAGGTTTAGTTTGCTTCATTTTCTGGCTAGGGAAGTTCGGAGTGGCAGGAGTAGTTTGTCTAACTCGTGCAGCGTGCTCCAGAGCTTTTTGTTTTTTTAATATTTTGTCCTTATTAGCCAGGATTTTAGAAAGGTCTAAATCACGTCTGATGGCATCCTTAGTTACACCAGAACGCTGAATAGTATTTTCATAGTGATGGAGAATTAGAGCTTTCTCATCATCGTTTGCCGATATACTATCTGCGATTTCGCTGATAGTGTCTTCAACAAAGGCTGACTGGAAAGAACCAAGTTCTTCTTTCACTTTTTCCAATACTTGTTCCACTACACCCTCATCGTCTAAAGAAGTTTGCTCCTTTAGTTCTTTAAGTTGTCTATCCTTTTTCAAGGTAGCCTGTTTGTAGTTTTCCTTTAGCCTTCTCTCTTTTTCGAGTTCGGCTTTATAATCTATGACTTCGTCTTGCTCCTCGGATTCATCCTCCTCGGTGTTATTTAGTTGGTCACCATCCAACTCTTCTTCAGGGGATTCTTCTAAGTCGTTTTCTTCAGGAGTAGGAACATTCTCCTCGGTAGTTTCCTCTACCTCTATGACCTCTTCGGTCTTTAGTTCCATGTCTTTGTCGGACATCGTAGTTTATTAAAAAAATAAGTACTTCTACCCTTAATGGATAGAAGCCTTATTAGTACAAAATATTTCGGGCGTGCTTAGGAAATATAGTGCACTAATAAAGCCTCTGTTCACTAGAGGGTGCACACCCATTTATTTTTTAAACTAGCTTGCTGATTTTCTTCAGAAAGCTCTCGAATACATTAATATTATACAGCATTGCTCTTCCGAATAGCAAATCATTCTCTGTTATTCCAGAGTAAAACATTTTCTTGTTAGCACTAACTTGCAATACTTTCTTTGTCTGATTCCAAAGTTTGCTGTTTAAGAAGTTGTCTGCCTCGTTTGCAAAGACCTGTAAGTCATTTCTCTTGTAGAGAACGCCGTCAATTTCTATTCCATGCGGTAATTCCTTCCATAAATCATCCTCAGTTAAGCCATTAAACAGATGAGAAGTAATAAAAGACGCCAAAGGGATTTTTCCCTTACGATACAATTCAATTAATTTCTTCTCATCTGCTGTGTAGGCTTTTGTCATCTCATTAATGGGTTAGGTGGGGTATTAGGTTGAGCTAGTTCTTTAATTTCTTTACTTCCTCCTGCCTCAGCTGGTACTTCCATTGGCATCTGCATCGGTGCTTCCTCAGCTACATACTTATCTGATTGACCTGGCATATATTGTTCAGCTAATAAGTTTAGTAGAGGAACCTTCTTGCTGTTAGGGTGCATCATTGCTCTGTCATAGAACTCTAGTACATAAGCTCTTTCTGCTTCTTCTGAGCGTCTGAATAGAGTATCAACATTAATCTTGCAGTAATATTTTAAATCCTTAATTGCTTCTGGGTTTACTCTGATAATCGTTTTCTTTGAGTTCTTTTCCTCAATTAATAGGTCGATTGATTTTTGCAACAACTTATCTTCTATTGTCTCGCCTTCTGGTAATTCCATACCTTCAACCTCCTCTCCATAAGGAACTTCAGAATCAATTTCAATTTGTCTATCTTCAAATCCATTCTCGCCTTTCTTCCTAACGCTAATCTTTAAAAATTCTAGCGAGTTGTCTGTGCCTGAAATCTTAGGGAGTTTAGGTGTTGTTATGTGTTCAACAATAGTAGGTAGGCGTAAGTTTCCAAACTGCTCTACTAAGTGAGCGAGAAACTTTCCAAACAATCCTAGCTTTACCTTAATCTCTTCCTCAATTCGTGATGTTTGATAAGCAGTAATGTTTGATTGTGTTACCTCTTGCTTAGAAGACATCGCTGCGTTAGCTTCTAAATTCTGCAATACATTTAAACCTAGATTTACATTTCCTTGAGGTGCGATTGACTCAATCTTTGAGCCCTGTGTAAGGGTTGTGATTGAGCCTGGAACCATTACTCCTCTGTCGATAATATCATCTCCATAAAGAACTGATGGTGGCATCATCTGCAAATAAGTTCCATCTAGGATGTAATTAATCAACATATCAGCTTGGTCTTGGTCTGGTGTCATATCATCAACCATAGACTTCCAATAAACAAACTGACCTGAATCATATAAACCATATCCTGACATAGCAAATGGATATAACTTGTCCGCTCTCTGTAAAGGTCTATCTGGGTCATCCATTAAAACTCCGTTAACAATTCTTATTTCTAAATCTGATAAGCGAGAATAAACTGTTATTTCCTCTACCTGGTTTTCATTAAAAGACTCCTCTTGTTGTGAGTAGTAAGTATTAGATGAATCTTGAAAAATACGAATGCCTGGCTTTACATACTTCTTAAAGTCTTCATTATCCCAGTACATAATCTTAGCACTCTCGTAATTTAAAATGCGTCTGCGAATAATAAAAGGCTGTTTTTGAATGTTTTTACCTGCGTAAGCATCGCCAAAATAAATCTCATCTAGTGGAATAACTTCACATTGAAATCCTGAGTAAACGGCATCAACCATTTTCTTAAAATCCCAAGTTCCATCTGGCTTAATGATTTTAAAATCTCTTTCATAATCAACATAACCCTCGTACATTACTGTACCAGGGAATACAAGCATTGAGAGAACTGCCTGCAAAGTAGCCATATCGTAACCAGACTGTTCGTTTGCCCACTGCATACAATCTTCCATAACCTGAGAATATGTTTTGTCATGTTCGTCTTTGTCGTTTTGAGCAACGACACGAGGATACATTATGTTAGCAGTAATATAAGCAGCAACTTCTAAAACTTTATTTCTAGTTAATGGTCTAATAGTATTTGCTCTCCAACTAACAGAAGGGTCAGAGGCATCGACTGGAGTGATAAAATTCATGAACCTATCCTGTAGGTTGTTAATCTTTTGTTCTAAAGGTAAATAACCAAACTCTCTATATGGGTAATCTCTTACTTGGTCGGCAATAGTAAAAAGCTCTCTAACTTCTGCTAGGCGTTTTTTTGCCTTACCGCTTGGCTGATAAGAAGATAATTCGCTTTCAATATCTCCTTTATCGTTTATCTTTGGTTGTAGTGCTAATTTGTATTTCATCTTCTTCTAAAGCCTATTTGATAATTAGGCTGTATTAATTGTTGACGCCCTTGATTTAACTCCTTCTTTTCGTTTTGTTGCATTGCTATTGCTAAGTATCTAAATGCATCTGCTCCATGACTTGCCCAATTATGTAATGGATGAGATTTGTATTCATCTCGTTTCTCATCATATTCTTTTCGATAATTCTTTAAACACTCAATACCTTCTTTACATTTTTCTTGGTCAAACCAACACTTATGAAAAAACTCTCTAGTAGCATTAATACCTTCAATTATCTGTAAGTTAGGAACAACCCTGAATTGAATGCCTAAACTCTTTGCTACTTCTAGGCGACTAACTCCAGTTCCGAGTTCTCTAACTTCTATGTCGTGTGGTGCAAAATGACTTCCGTATATATACCCCTTATCTTTAAGTATTTTAGCATAAAACGCTAAACCTTCGCCACTATTTTCGTAATAGTCAATAATTCTAATCTGTAATCCCATTTGTTGAACAAACCAAATAGAAGTAGAATCGCTCATTCCTAAATCCCAAACTGTGTGAACAGGGTACCTAGCATCGTAAGGCACCTTAGTTATTCTGTTTTCATCAGTAGCTTTCCTTAATTGCTCTCCATAGTAAGAGCCTTCAATCTTAGGTTCAGACCAATCACCTTCACGCCATTGTTTTCTTAAAGTATCGTCTGAGATTGATTCTAGGTAATTAACATAATTCTTGTCCTGTAATAAATACTTGTTATCTTCAAGTTTAGAAAAAATAAAAACCAACTTACGACCATTAACTTCATTAACAATTGGTTCATAAGAAGGTCTGTCTGGAATATTCCATCGCTTTTTAATCCAATAAAACCCATCTCCATCAGGATTAGTAGTACAGAACACTTGAGGCTTAATATCTGGGTGGGTTGAACGACAAGAGCCTAAAAGAGCTTCGTAATCTTTTTCTCTTGAAATATGAGTTAACTCTTCGATAAGAATCTTTTGATATTCGTGACCCTGATACTTTGTATATGCTCCTGCATCTTTTAAGTGACCAGTACGAATTAAAGCTCCAGTAGGGAATCTAATCTCAACTGGATTACCTGTAAACTCTGCTCCTGTGGGTGCATACATCTTCCTTGCTCTGTCTACCCAATCTCTTAAATCATCTGCGTTTCTTCTGATAACAAGAGCTCGATAATATGGTTTATCGATATTATAAAGTAACCAAGCCTGTCCTGCATCAGTCTTACCTCCACCACGAGCTCCACCATAAAGAATCTCGTCTTCAATCCTAACTAATGCTTTGGTCTGTGTTGGTTGTGGTTCCCAATGAACTTTCTGTTCCATTTAAAGTTGGTAAAGTAATTACTCCTAAAGATTGTCCGTTGGATGTTATGTCTGTTTCGTTTTTATCTCTCCAACCATAATTCTTTAAAGCAAAGATTGCTCCAGCTTGATTTTTGCCAACAAATACTTGCTCTTCTGCGTAATTTTCACACCTTAATTTTAGTGCTTTTATAGTGTCAGAAAATTCATCTTTGTTCTGGTAGTCCATTAATGTCTCCCTTGTGGTATCTAAGGCTAATGCTAGCCCAGTTATAGTCTTTGGCTTACTATTTGAATCACAATAATCAAAATAAGCTAATCCTTTTGTCATAACTTCGTCTGGTGAACTAAATTTTAATGGTCTTCCTGCTGGCATATTATTTTCTTAATCAGCCCCACATGTCTGAGGTTTTTTATGGTGCTTTTTTGGTTTCATGTGGTTGAAAAGAACTTACTTTTCTTGCTGAGGGATAAAGCTGATTAAATAAACAATTAAATCTTTATAAAGTCAAGTATAAAATGAATCTCATTACCTGTAGCTACTGCGTGTGAAATCTTTAATCCTTCCTCATCTAAAATCTTAAACATTTCCAAATACTGTTCGTCTACTGGTTTATTGGGGTCTTTTAGTTTGACTATGTAGTAGTTAGTCTTACTTTCTTTTGGCATGGCGTTTTTTCTTTAATTTCTTAGATTTAAGAGGTTTTTTACCTCCAAGGGTAACATTACCACTTGTAGCACTAGAATAGCTCATATTTTAGTTATTAGATACTCTCCATAAATTATATTGTTCGTATTCTTCGTCATTAGCTAAAAGCTCTGGGTCTTTAGACATTTCTAAAAGCTCTGGATAAGTCATGCCATAATAATCTTTACCTTGAATCCACATCTTAGCCATAACCCTTTCGGTGTTGTAATACTCGATAGCGTTAGCATCAGCGTTTTCTATCTGTTCAAGTTTAGCCTTAGCTTCCTCGTGTTGTTCTTTGAGTTGTTCAAACTCTGAGTTGTATTGCATAAGAGTATTATACTAGAAATATTACTTTTTCTCAAATAGCTCCCCATTTAACCTGCTAAACACACAGGGTAATCGTATAGGGATATGTATTAAATCAATGATACTTCAGATTGATTACCTGCTAACATCAACCTACCATATCGTTTTAGATTTCTCTATGAGTTGGTTTTCCTTGGGGAGATTCCCTATTAGGCTTTAACCACAACCATGAGTTATGGGCAAAGCAGGCTAATAGGTAATAGGATACCGCATCAAGTCGCTTGTATTTAACCTCTCAAGTCACTTAACCAGAGGTGATTTAAATTGTACTAAAAAACCACCTAACTAAAAAAAGTTAAGTGGCATTTTAGATGCCTCATCTGGACAAATAATCCAATTGAGTTGCTTGTTGGGATAGGCATGTAAACAATATACCATACCTGCCCCAACAAGGCAAATGTGCGGTTATTCTCCCAGAATAACTACATAAACTATAACATATCTACTGGTAATACTCAAGTATATATTGTAATATTGACAGTATTTTATCTATGTGATAAACTCAAATTATAATTAAAATATATGGAAACAACAAAAAGACCTCTAACGCTCCAAGAGGCAATAATCATAGGAGCATTAATTTTAGGAGTAGCAATCTTTGGAGTTCAGTATTCTAAGCAAAAGTCTATTGAACGTCAGCAACAAATAGAAATTGAGTCTAAGCAAAAGATTGAAGAAAAGGAGTTAGCTGAGGCTAGGAGAAAGAATCTTTTGTTAAATGCTTGTATGGATGCAGCAGACTCAAAGTATTGGGAGTATATGAAACTAAATGGCACAGAAAGAAATGATGGAACTGTTTGGGCAGCAAATTCTGTTTGGGATAGAGCAGAAAAAACTAAGAGAGCCGAAGAGGAAATGTGTATTAAAAAATATAAATAATATGTGGAGTAAAAAGTTTGAAAATTGTATAGACTGTGGTACCTCAGAAAAAAGACACATCGGAAAAGGATTGTGCATGACTTGTTATGCAAGAAAACAGTATAAAAAAAACCCAAAGAGAAGATTGCAAATAAAAAAAGCTATATATAAATGGAGAAAAAAGGCTTCTAAAGGAAAGGGTAAATAAGTGGAAAAGCTGTAGATAACTATCTTGACTTAGTTTATCAATATGATATACTAACGATGTAATCAACTGGTGCTTCTCGGTAGCTGAGAAGTTAAATGACCAGCGTAGGCAAAGGGAGTCGACCCCCTAAGCCGACTGGTAACAGCCCCCCACCCTTGTGGGAAATTAAAAACTATATGAAATTATATCAACAACCAAAGGAGATAATCCTTAGAAGTCTAGGAATGTCATTAGAAACCACTGATGAAGAATTAAATAAAGAAATTAAAAGGTTAAAATCACAAATTAACATAATTGAAGTTAATAGAAATAACCCTCTCTAATATGCGACAAGACATTATAGACCATAACAAACAAGTTAAAGAATCAGCTGAAGCAGGAGGTGTATACACTTTAGAGCAAGCAGGATTCTCAACTTGGAATAAAATCCACTGCCCAGAGTGTGGTGGAAATATAAGTCCAGCAACGCTAAAATATTATGACTGGAATGTAGAATCTGTACGCTGCTATGACTGCCAGCTAGATAATAAATAACTAATAACTAATAAATAATATGAAAGAATTTGAAAAAAAATATCCATTTGAAAACTACCTAATGGATTTACACGCTAAGCAATATCGTGGAACTGATGATGCTATGCCTGACGACTACGAAGATTGGATTTCTAATATGGATAACGCAGAGCTCATAGAGCTAGGTAATAAAGCAATTAAATTATTAAATAAATAATATGACTAATATCCCTCAATGTGCCGTACATGGCACAGAAATGAAATGGAAGGAAGGTGGTGTATCTAAAGCAGGAAAACCATATAATGGTTTCTGGTCTTGCGGACAAAAGAACGCTGACGGCTCTTGGTGTAACTACAAACCCAAAGCTGAAACGCCTACAGGAAAACAAAAGTTTACTGCCGAACTTAATCAAGACCTGCACGATGAAAAGATTAAAAAAGCTGTTGAGCATAAAGATGACCAGATTGCTAAGTTTAACGCTAAAAATAACGCTACTATAATTGTAGCTTCAGCAATCCAATCAAACCAATTAAAGTTAGAGCAAACAAAAGAAGCAGTAAGTAAGTTAGCTAAATGGTTTTATGAGTTTAACCCAAGTCAAGAAGTTGCAGAGACGATTGAATTTCCTGAAGAATTTCCTAATGAATATTAATCAAAAATGCTGAGCAGTTCGTATTAAAACCGACCAGATTAAAGCAATACGACTGCTTGGCTTCTAAAACAAAAATATGAAATTTATAAAAAGAAGATTATATATAGATTATGATAGAGAACTAAGAGATATTTGGATTATGATAGCAATTTTATCTTTAATGGTTGTTGTTCTTGGTGTGGCGACGCTTATCAATACACTAAGACCAGTAACAATAACAGAAGAGGTAGTAATGGCAGAAAGAACTGAAGAGGATATTTGTAGTCTAGCTGTTGTGGATTGCGAGACAGGTAGAAAAATAGATGGTATAATAACTGCATATACAAGTTTATCAGAATTAACTGATTCAACGCCTTGCATAACAGCTAGCGGATACAATCTATGCACAGGAAAATATCCAGAAGTCCGCCCAATAGCAAACAACTGCCTATCATTCGGAACTATTGTAGAAATAGATGGATTTAAATATACAGTTTTAGACAGAATGAACTCCCGTTACGGATGCGAAAATTACGATATATGGTTGCCAGAATACGAAGAGGCTGTTAATTGGGGAACTAAAAAATTAACTGTTTATGTAAATGATTAAAAAAACAGTCATCATGGAACAAGAGGTTTCCTATCCTGATTTAATTAAATATAACCTCGAACTTGCAAGAATCCTTCACGAAAAATTAGAAGAGATAAAGCAAAGAGAGGATGAACTACTTAAATGGCAACTAGATTTAAAGAAAGAGGAATACAAGGCTTTGGTAAGAGTAAACGAAGCAAAAAGAAAACAAAAATTAGCAATAAGACTAGCAAGCCTTCGAAAGGGTCAATAAAAAAAAGATTAGATAAAGTATTCAGTGAGATTGTTAGAGAAAAAGGTTTTTGTGAGAGATGTAATAAAAAAGAAAATTTACAATGCAGTCATATCTTCAGTCGAAGTCAGTTATCAGTAAGATGGGATTTAGATAATGCATTTTGCCTTTGTGCTGGCTGCCATCTCTATTGGTGGCACAAGAACCCAATAGAAGCCGCTGAATTTACCAAACAAAGACTAGGAGAAGATAAATACAAACAACTCATATTAAAATCCTCTCAGATTAAAAAATGGAGTATTGGAGAGCTTAATGAATTATATTTAAAATTATGTCAGACCAAATTACAATAAAAACAGTGTTAGATGAGATGAAACAAACAGTAGTTCAAGGCAAACCTCAATCTGCTGGTTGGTGGGTAGATAAAGGAATCGAGCTTGCATCACTTTGGTCAGACTTAAAAGACGAGATGAATAGATACGAAATGATGTATAAAAATGAGATTTCAAAACTAATTGAGCAGGGTAAAAAGGTGTCAGAGGCTGAACGAATTACAGAGGGAATAAGTGAGTCGTATAAAATGTATCTTTATCTCAAAGGTCGAGATGAGATTATTCAAGAGTTTATACGTCTTGCTAAGGTAAGGGCTAAGGTAAATGAATACGAAACACTATGAGAATAAAATGTAAAAAATGTTTAGTAAGATTTGAGCCAAAGTTTAACGACATATTATGTGCTAAGTGTAATAGAAAAAACTTCTGGTACTATTTAGGAAGACTACAGTCTTGTAAAAAGTGTGGAAGCTCAAAGAATAAACATAGGAATAAAGGAGTTTGTGTTCAATGCTACGAAACAGCTAGACATAAGAAAAATCAAAAGAATCCTGAATATAGAAAAGTTTAGAGCTTATCAAAGAAAATATCATAAAAAATTGCAAGAACGCATTAACAAGCAAACCAAATGAAACATAAACACAACTGGCAACTTATAGGAGGTGATTATTCCTACGTTCCAAAAGAAGATGGAAAAATGGAATACACTATCCATTTCGCAGTCTTTGTTTGTGAATGCGGAGAGTATAAGGTGAATGATAAGAAAGTAATTAAGAAAAATGAAACTAATTAAAGGAAAAGATAATAATTGTAAAGAGTGTAATTCTCTTATCTGTTGTGCAACCCCTCGTGAACCATATTCCCACAAGTATTGTTTTAACTGTGGTACTAAAATCGACGTACTGGTGCACATAAGGTGGTATTAAAAGATGAGGCTTCAAACTTTAATACTAAGAAATCAAATTAAACACTATGACACCAAGTGAACAAGTGAAGAAGAGCGTTGAGCAGTTTGAAAGTTGGTTTTGTATGCAAACAATAATCCCAGATATTGAGGGGCAAAATACAATAAGGCAACACCTTATCACCTCACAAGTCGCATTGCTTGAGAGTGTGGTGAGTGGGCTTGAGGAAGGTGTGGCTGCATATAAAAAGGAAAAGCCAAAAAATTATTACGCTCTTGGCAAACAAGTTGGCAGAATTACAGTATTACAAGACCAAATCACCTTCCTCACCGAGCAGATAAATAAGATAAAAGGATTACTATGAAAACCTAAATTAAAAGCCGAACTACTAAATATAATTAAGAAATAGATATATGAAGAAAAATAATTACGCTTTGTTGTTTTCAACCTTAGGTATGGTAATGGGAGGTGTATTTGCAAATCTTTCGTTTAGTGTTATCTTCTTGGTAAGTGCATTCGTGTATGGTATCGGTGCATCTTTGTTGGCGGATAAAATAATAATTAAAGAATAACCCATGACCAAACTACTACTAATTATTCCAGTAATTCTATTATTAACTGGGTGTGGAATAGCAAAGACAGAAGTGAATGACAAAGAGTGTGTGGGAAAAGAGTGTCAATTCACATCTAAACAAAGATGGGAAAAAGATAAAGTTACTTGTTATATTAGAAGTGGAGGTGGAATCTCATGTTTAAGAGATAATAATTAAATATATGGAACTACCAACAAACATTACAGTAGATTTAAACCAAGCATCACAAACATTAGAACAGTGCCTTAAGATGGTGGCAAAGTTCACTGGAACCACCTATATGAATATTTGCAACTCTACGACTTATTTTGTTCCTTTTGGGTTTTGGGATTATGCAATTATATTACCTTTAATTATTGCTGTTATTTTACTTATTATTCTATTTTTAAAAATGATTATAGAATAACTTCTCCCCTCTCCCTCCCCATACTTGAGGAGAAAACTCATCACTAAGTGGTGTGCTTACGACACTTCTCAAGTGTGGAGAGAGGGAGGTGAGGGGTGGTGGCGGAAAAGGTAGACGCTATTGTGTATAGAGCGATTATTGCCACCAAAGATTGGTGCACAACAAGGCGATATTCTTAATGAGGAATTGACCTTAGCTCATGTAGAGTGCAATTCTCTACCCACCCCTCTTATTCCCTTAATTAAAATAAAGATATGCAATTATATCAAGGAGATATTTCAATCATCAAGATTGAGAAAAGCCAACTACCTAAAGGACTGGAATTTAAGAAAACAAATAAAGATACTATCGTAGCTTATGGAGAAAAATCAGGACATAAACATACTTTAACCGTTCAAGATAGAAAGGAAGTGTCTTATGAGATAGCAAAAACTGAACAAGGATTTTATCTTTTAACAGAGAGTCAAATTGAATTAACTCATAACCAACATAAAACTCAAAAAATAGATAAAGGCATTTGGTTTATAGGAAAACAATTTGAGTACGATGAAATTGAAAAACTAAAACAAGTAAGAGATTAGTATGGAATACACACAAGAAACACGAGAGTTAATAGACCGAATGTGTCGAAATACAGAAAGAAAAGATTTTGAATTAGATAAATCCTTAGCAGAAGAATTGATTTTAAAGACATATGATTTATTTAATCTTCCAAGACCTAAAAAAATAAAATGGTGTATTGATTTACAAGATAAGGATTTTCAAGAGTCTGCTTGGTCTGCTAGGTCTGCTGAGTCTGCTAGGTCTGCTTGGTTTGCTGGGTCTGCTAGGTCTGCTTGGTCTGCTTGGTCTGCTAGGTCTGCTTGGTCTGCTAGGTCTGCTTGGTTTGCTGGGTCTTGGTCTGCTGGGTCTGCTGGGTATGCTTGGTCTGCTTTAGATTATGATTTTGATTGGTTTATTTTTGGATATGAATATTTTAGAAATCCTGACAAAGATAATTTACCAAATGAAAATGATAAAATTTATCTTGAATATTGCGAATTACTTATGCAAGCTAAAGAAGCTGGACTAGGATATAGAGTTGAATGGGAAGATACACTTTACTTAGTCCCAACACCTTTAGTTAAAATTGATGAAAAAAATTCTTTTCATTCAATTTCTGAACCTGCAATTAAGTGGAAAGGAGGACAAGAAATTTATTATATTAACGGCATTCTATTTGAAAAAGATTTATGGAATAAAGTTATAAATAAAACTCTTTCCGCTAAAGAAGCAATGAAACTTGAAAATACTGAACAAAGAGCTATCGCAATTAAAATGTTAGGTACTAAAAAAGTACTTGATGAGTTAGGAGCAATAGAACTTGATAATCAAACTTTTGGCTATGGTACTGATTATTTACTCCAATTAAAAGATTTTAAAGATAGTATAGGAGATGATTATAAAATCTTAAAAGGTTTTGACCCTGCTGAAAATGATTATGTTTATATTCGTGTTTCACCAGAATGTAAAACAGTACAAGAAGCTCAGACATTCGCATATCAATTAACAGGACTTAACATAGTCTATAATCCATTATTAAGAACTTAACATATGCTCATAAAAATTCTAACTACAATTTACATTCTACTTTTACCTGTGTCGTTTTGGGTGATGATTAAATATCACTCTTCGAACAATATATTTTTAGTATTTGCTCCAGTATTTTGGATATTAACTGGAGTGATAGGAGTGGTGTTATTTATTATCTGGCATTAACTAAGACTCATTAAATAAATTAAAAGATGAAACTAAAGGTTGACAATCACTTGACTATGAAAAATAAACTTATTTATATTGAATGGTGTGACGCAGTAGCTAATGCAAATTGGTTTACTAAAGATTCTGCAGAGCTTTGGGCTAAAGAGGGTTCAGATTGGGTAATTAAAGAAAGTGGATATGTAGTAGATGAAACAAAAGAATATATTTGTTTAGCTAGTAGATATAAAAGCGAGGATAGTAACACAGAAGAACAGTTTGGTGGGCTTCAGAAGATACCAAAAACTTGGATAAAGAAAAGAAAAACTATAATTATATGAGAGTCCTATCACTGTTTGACGGAATATCCTGTGCAAGAGTAGCTCTTGAAAGAGCTGGTATTCCTGTGGAACTCTACTTTGCCAGCGAGATTGATAAGTATGCTATTCAAATCGCTCAAAAGAATTACCCAGATACAATTCAATGTAGAGTGAGTGTATGGATTTGAACTAGGTGATGAAATTGAAGTAATCGGTAATATCTACGAAAACCCTGATTTAATTAAAGAGATATGAAGACTGCTAAACCTAAATGCACAAAGGGCGACTCTCACTCAGTAGATACTTGGAAAATGGCTGAAGTAATTGTTAATCGGAAGATGTCTATAATCAACATGACCAAAGCCCTAGCCTGTGCAGTACGAGACTTAAAGAAACTAAAGAAGAAGAAATGAATAAACAAGTTAAATTTAATGAAGACGCAAGACAATCAATTAAAGCTGGAATAGATACGCTTGCTAATGCTGTTAAAGTTACTCTTGGACCATTTGGGAAAAACGCCGTTATTCAAACAGTAGATGGGCTTATAATTACAAAAGATGGCGCGACAGTAGCTGATTCTATTAAGTTAAAAGATGAATTTGAAAATCTAGGAGTTCAGATAATCAATGCAGTTGCTGAAAAAACCTGTAAAGAGGTTGGAGATAATACGACTACATCGACTATCTTAACTCAATCTATTATCGACAATGGATTTGAATTTTTAAAACAAGGATACAATCCTTTAAACTTAAAGAGGGGTATTGAAAAAGCAGTAGAAGTTGTTATTAAAAACCTCCCAAGTATCCCAGCCACAAAAGAGCATCTTAAAAATGTTGCTTCTGTTTCTGCTAACGATGAAACAATAGGCTCGTTAGTGGCGGATGTTTTTGACCAAGTTGGAATTAATGGAAAGATAAACATTGAAAATGGCGCTAATGGATTTGAGGTAGATATAGTAAAAGGAATTTCTTTTGATAAAGGATTCTGTCACCCTTCAATGGTTACTGACCAAAAGAAAATGATTAACCAAATGGAGGACTGCCCTGTTCTTATTATAGACAAAAAAGTAGAGGAAATTAAAGATATTGTCCCAGTCTTAGAAAAGATGCAAGGGAAAAACATTTTAATAATAGCTGAAGACTTTGATGACAAGGTAATAAATACCTTAGTATTGAATAAAGTTAAAGGTGGTTTTAACGCAGTTGCAGTGAAGGCTCCTAGTTTTGGAGAAGGTAGAAAAAATATCTTAGAAGACCTTAAATGCTTTCTTGGTGATGGATTTGCAAAAAAAGTAATAGTTAAAAAAGACGAAACTATTATTATTGGAGGTAATGGTGATGTAACAAAAAGAATTGAGCAACTTAACGGAGAGCTAGAACAAACTAAATCAGACTTTGAAAAAGAAAAACTAAAAGAACGAATAGCTAAATTAACAGGTGGTATTGGAATAATTAAAGTAGGATTAGCCTCAGAGATTGAAACAGGTGAGGTAAAAGATAGAATAGAAGATGCTATCTTTGCACTAAGAGCTGCTTATGATGGAGGTATTGTAGAGGGAGGTGGCTGTGCCTTAATAAGAACATTAAAATTTCTTGATGAGATTCAGACAAACAACCTTGGAGAGTTAAATGGAGTTGAGGTTATAAGACGGGCAATTCAGGCTCCAATAAAACAACTACTTTTAAACGCAGGTAAAGGTAAAGATGTTTTAGAAAGAGTAATAGCAGGAGAAGGGTATAGTTCTAAAACTGATACTTTTGTAGATTTAATTGAAGAGGGTATTATAGACACTTATAAGGGAATTAAAACAGCATTAATTAACGCATCCTCAGCAGCTTCTACATTTTTAACTACTGAGGTTGTAATAGCTCACGAATGTTCAGAGAAGACTACAAAAACGGCGTTATAGCCGAAAATATATTTGCCGACTTGCTTATTAAAGGTGGAAAAAAAGTCCTTAAAACCTACGGAATGAATAAGGATTTTGATGTTGCTACTTATGAAGATGACAGGATATTAGATACTTATGAGATTAAATATGACTTTCTATATTCTAAGACTGGTAATTTAGCTATCGAGTACCTATTTAAAGGCTCTAGGAGTGGCATTTTAGCCACAAAGGCAAAATACTGGGTAGAGATGGTTAAAACGCCTACAATGAGCAAATTTTACGTTTTAGAAAATAAAGGTTTTCGTGAGTGGTTAAAAATTAACAAATCTTATTTACAAACTACTAGAGGCGGCGATAATCTAGAAAGTAGTTTAATATTATTAAAACCTAGCACTATTGTAAATAATTATTGGTGTGAAATAATAGAAATATGAAAGAAATTCCACTTGTATCTAAAAATGGTATTATTAGGGGTTATGCGATAATTGATGATATTGATTTTGATTGTATAAATCAATATAACTGGTTTTTAGCTAATGGCAGAGCGGTAAGAAAGGATTTAGATAGAGGTAACAAAAATATTTACATGCATAGGGAAATTATGGGTGCTTTAGATAAAGAAATAGTTGACCATAAAAATAGAAATCCTCTAGATAACAGAAAGGAAAATCTAAGATTTTGTACCTCAAGTCAAAATTCATGTAATTCTAAAATAGCAAAAAGTAATACGTCAGGATTTAAAGGAATTTCTTTTATTAAAAAATCAAAGAAATGGAGGGTAAGAATAAATATTAAAAATAAACAAATATTTCTGGGAACATTTAGATTTAAAAAAGATGCTATCAATGCCTACAAAAAAGGAGCTATAAAATATCACGACAGATTTATGAATTTTTATTAACCTACAAACAACAAAAGGAGGTGATAATAGCGATAGTATGATGATACTTTTAAAGCCTAGCGACATAATCAATAATTTTTTTTGCAACGTATATGAAAATAATTGAATTTGATAAATTACTAAGGTTTGGGTTTGATATGTATGTTCTAAGAATACATAAACTCATAATAACCTTTACTAAGTATAGAAACTGGTTAGAATTTCAAAAAGAGAAGCCAGGAGGGCTTCAGATTATGGGAAATATGTGGAGGTTAACTTTTAGGAGAATAAGTTGATGGGTTAGGTGCTTTATTAAATATTTGTCTTGGAGATGTTATAACTAATACTAAATTAAAAGAACTACCGTGAGGTAGTCTTTTTTATTAAACTCTTTATGTAATCTTCAATAATCTGTTTAATTGTTATTCTGTTTTTGACTGCGTATAGTTTAAGTTCTTGTGCAATTTCCCAGTCAATCATTAGTGCTTGTCGTTTCATAGTTTTACATTAAGAAATAATTAGATATATCCTGCCAGTTAGTAAAGCGAATAGCTCGGTCATCAATATAAGCCATAGCAGCAGGTTTATTGTTGGTTACTTGGTCAAATTTGATTCCGTATTTATCAAGCCACATAGTAATTTGTAACTTTTTCCATTCAATATCTCCACCAAATTCAGGGTTCAAGCGAGTAGTAAATACTACTATTTTATAATCCTCAAATAACTTATTAATTACTTCTTTTGCACCTTCATTTGGGGTCTGGTAGATATTACCATCTCCATACGGTTGTTTTTTACAGATTGTTCCGTCAAAATCTATTCCGATTGTTTTCTTATTTAATCTTGTCACAAGCTCATCACAATCTGCACAAGTATCATTAATAAATCGTTTATTGCATACTGGACAGGTTATTTCTTTTGTCATAATTTTAGTGTTAGTTATTTAGCTAAAGTGTTTTCTTGTGCTTCTCTTTTTGCCCATTCAGCTTCAAGTAATAAGAGTTCATCAATCATGTCCATTGTACTTCTTGATACCTCCATAGCGATTGACCTCTTTAGATTGATATATTTTTCCGAAAGGGCTTTGGTTGAAATCTTTTTAAGGTTTTTCATAGTTGTATATGTTAGTGGGAGTTATCTCTCCCTTACATATACATCTTATCATACTGCATACTTGCTGTCAAGCATACAATATATAAGTTATCCACAGCAAACAAAAAAGAGCCATTTAGGCTCGATTTTGCTACGCTTTAGCGTATTCTTTTTCTGTTATTTCTTTACCATACATTATGGCGTCAAGATATAGTTTACTCTTTTCTTTATCAACCTTGAACTCTTTTTGACCTGGAAATTTCAAGAAACCATCACCCTTTGCAGGGCTTTTAACGTATATATTTTCGTAATCATAGAACCCATATTGTGTTGTTGGTTTGAGTTTCATAGTTTTTTCTTACATATTAAACGTATCATATCTTTAAGAAATTGTCAAGATTTAAACCTAGAATAGTATTCTTTGGATTCTTTTTGGATTTCCTCTAATCTATTAAAGTTTGATTCTTTATTTTTAATAAGCTCTCTAAATTCCTCATAGTATTTATGACCCTCTCCACCTTTGCCAAATCTTTTTTGAAGTTTCAAATACTGAGAATTGCCTAATATAACCTTAGCAATTTCTTCTGGCTCTTTAGCAAAAATCATTTCTGGATTATTTACTTGGATTTCAGAAATTTGACCATTAGGAGTTTTGACTTTAACCATTCCACCAGAGTAGCCAAGAATATCCTCTTCAGCCTTAACAAATCTCCAAGTTTCAACATTAGCTTTTTTAAGAATGTTGTCTATTACCGACTGTTCACTTCCGCCTTTAATTACGATAGTGTTTCTTGCTAAATCAGTTAACTTTGAAGCATCACCTCCGTAATCTTCTAATACTTTTTCTAACGCCCTCTTTCTACCCTTTAGTGGTGCTATGGCAACCGTTCCTTTAAACTTTGAAGCAATTTTACTTGATAAGTCGTCTATGTATTTTTTAGATTCTGGAGCTTGTTGGTACATAACATCGAGCATAGTTTCAGTATCCAACGAAGCCTTTTGTTTAGCGGAGGCTACCGCTTTACTTTTTGGGAGTTTCTTTGTGACGGCTTTAACTGTTTTTGGAGTTTTTTCTACTACTGTTTCAGCTATTTCTTTACCCGCTGCTTTAGGGAGTTTTGGTAATAACTTTATCGCCTCGTCATCTCCAAAAATACGCTTAATAACATCTTTAATTCCAGGTAAGCTCCTTAATAACTGTTTCTTTTCAGCATCTGTAGCCTTAGCAAGCATTGAAGCAATGCGAGTTCTAAATGCAGGGGTAGCCATTAATTTACTTAATCCTGCCGCACCAACACCACCTAAAACAGCCCCCTGTGCATCACCTCCTAATAAGAATCCTGTTGTAGCGCCAACTCCAGTACCCAAAACCTTTTCTCCTAAACCAATTAAATCTTGTCTATTAAGAATGTCAGCTCTATGTTTAGCGGCTTTTTCTGCTGATAGAAGATTACCCCATCTTTCGTTTAATTTTGTTATCGCTGGAGCTTTTTCTTCAATTATATCTCTTGCTGCTCTGTAAGAATTTTGGATTGCTGTATTTACTAATTTGTCATCACTTGCACTTCCAGTCCATTTAGCTAAATCACCAATATCCATTTTTAATTGAGAAAGTTCTTCAATAGAAACGTCATCTAAGTTATTTGCTACCATGCTTAAAATATCATCTTTAACTGCCTGAAGCCTATTAATAGCAGCTGAATTAGTCTGTGGTGCTCTTGAGAGTTTAGCTAGAGCGTCATCAATAGGGTTTAAAACATTTTTTGCAGAAACAATCTCATTAGCTACTGGTTTAATTGCGTCTCCAATCATTCTTCCAACTTCTGCTTTCTTTTTTGATACCTTAGAGATTAAATCATCCATTGAGTTAGCAACTATTCCCTCCTTAGCGATTTGTAGCCCTGGATTTTTACCATAAGCAAACTCACCAGCTCTTGGTTTAATAATAGAATTAATAAGCCTTGATGCAACTTTTGGTCTGAGCTCTTTTAATGGTTGTGCAGCTTTGCTAAGTGCAGCTCCTGCTATTGGGAACGCAGCCGCTACTCCAGCAGCACCTAACGCCTCTTTGTCTGCTTTTCCTTGCTGTATAGAAACTTGAGTACCAACAACACCTGCCTCAGTTAATGAGCGTGAAAGAAGTGGTACTAATTCTTTTGCCCACTTAGGTGCAGTCTCTAAGTATTTTGATGCCTTCGCAGCCTTACCAACTTTAGCCGATGCAGCTCCTGGAATAAAAAACTCAGCAATTTGTTCAGTCATGAATCCTGCTTTCTGAGCTGTGCCTTCTGGGGTTCTATACTCTTCTGGTATAAGTTTTTCAGCTTCTGTTTGCTCTAAATCTCCTGATATTCCCATTACTTCCTCAGCAGCTTTTGGTAAAAGAGCTTTTGTAGCACCTCTTAACATTCTTTCACCTAAAGAAGATGCTCCTTCTAACGTGGAGATTGCACCTTTCCCAACTCCAATTCCAAAATTAGCTATTGATTTAGCTGTTGAAGATAAAAACCCCCCTTTTTTTTCAGTTGGTTGCTCTGGGTTTGTGTATTTACTTACCAATTCGTCAATATTAACTGCTCCAGTATTTTCTCTAATATTAAAATTAGATTTAAACTCCTCTTGAGCTACTGGATTAAACTTAATTCTACCAGAGCTTGAAGTCTGTTCTTCAGCTTGTTCTGGGTTAGGAGTATCTATCTCCTCTTGAGCAAATTTTATTCTTCCTGATGTTGTTTGCATATTATGTTCTTAATAGTTTTTCGACCTCTTGAGCGGTATAATATCCGCCTTTTGGTTTTACCATTGTTATATCTACATGAACTCCTGTGTTGCCGTAAGTTGAGCCTGTATTTCCTTGAGTTCCAACTACTGTATTTCTAGCTATCTTTTGACCCTTTCTTAAATTAGCCACTGAATCAAGATGAGATAACCAAACCTCTGTTCCATCACTCCTTCTGATTTTAACTTGATTTCCAAATCCTTTATTTTGTTGTTTACCCATTCCTGCTGGAAGTGGAGTAAGTTTTTTATTCGAATAAGCACCAATTACATCCACTATAACACCATCAAAAGGAGATGTGACTTGAGCTCCCTTGCCTCCTTTAACAACGTAATCAAGACCTGGTTTCCATAGTTTCGAGCCATATCCTGTTACTGTTCCAGAAGAGTAAGTTGAGCCTTTTTCGCCCTTGCTCAGGGGCTTATTAAAACCTTGCAAGAACTCTACTGTCTCTAAAATTTCTTGTTCTGTTGCGTCTTTTACTCCTTGTGCTTTAATGTAGTTTGCGGCTTGTTCAAGAATCTTTACATTACTAGGGTCACTCGCCACCCAGTCATCAAGAGTTCCGTATTCAGTTGGTTTTTTAATGTTTTCTAAATCTCTAATAACACGCTCAACAGGAAGTCCGTCAAATGTAGCCTCAGATTTATAAAACTCAACAGCTTTCTCATAATTTCTCTTTTTATCTTTGAATATTCCGTCTGCAACTGAAACAAATTCATTTCTTTGTTTGTCGGTTAATTTTTTACCATCTACTGCTTTATTATACTGATTCAATATATATCCTGGAATGTTTGTTGCCTGTTCAGCTGAAGCGTACTCACCTTCACGAACTGTTGACCCTGGGTCAAGCATTTTCATATAACCGAAAATCAAAGACATATCACCTGGACCAGTCTTTTTTTCTGCTGATATTTTAACTTTATTAAAAGAATCTCTTATTTCTAAAAATCCTTTTATATCTGGGTCTTTTAATGACTTGTCTTGTAAGTCATAAAGCCTTTTCTTTTGGTCTTCGGAAAGCCCTAATTCTGCTGAAGTTTGTTCAAGTAGTTTGTCTGACATTTTTCCAATCTGACCATAATCTACTGTATTAACAATTTCCATTTGACCAGTGGAAGGATTAAACTTTGTAAATATATCAGTTACATTTCCGTAATTGTCAGTCTCAGTAGTTCTGAACATATTCTTAGTATAGTCAACTTCTTTTAGACCTGAAACCTTAGAACCGTCTGGCATCGTTACAACTTGGTCAGCTGGTACCTTACCTAAGAAATCAAACATTTTACCCATTCTTTCAAAAGAATTTGTAGCTTTTTGGGCTTCAACATAAGCCTGAGATGCTCCTTTTCCGTAGCCTAATAAATTATCAATAAATGCACCTGATTCATCATCTAAGCTCATACCTGATTTAGCAAAGAAATCTAAGTCTTCAATTAATCCTTTTCTTTGTTCTTTTTCTGCGTTCATCTTCTTGATAGCAGTCTCTTCTTTTTTAAGAGAGTTTTCGTACATCTGTTGAAGGATTGCATTCTGCTCTTTTCTTTTTTCTTGTTTCATTGCAAACATCTTTCCAAGCATCTCAAACTCCTCAGCCTCCTGAGCTGCAACTGCTTGCATTACTAACTGCTCTTCTTCTCTTTGTAGGTCAGAAAGTCTTTGTAGACCTGCCTTTTCTTCTGCGCTCATAAGCCCTTGTTGAATTTCAGGGGCGTATCTTTGACGACCTGAGCGAGTTCCTAAAATCTCTTGAGCCTTTAAGCGATTCTGATTAGCAACTTTTTGTTCCTCTCTTTGTCTTGAGTAATTATCACGAATCATCTGAATCATCTGTTGATTTCGAGCTTCAGCTTTTGCCATATACTCCTCATATCTCCTATTCTCAGCCTCATATTCTGCATCTAAAGCGGCAATTTCAGGAATATCTGAATACATAGTAGCTTTAGAGTTAGTTGTTGACCTAGCTGCATATTGGTCTACGTTTAAACCACCTGCACGAGCTTCGTCTTGCATTCTTTTTAACTCTTCTGCACCAACTCTAAATCTTGTAGCATCTTCTGCTGTCTCTTTAGCTACAGAATCAAAGTATTTTTTAGCAGGCTCTGAGGTTGCGTAGCCAGATTGAGTCTGTCTCATTGCCAAATTTCCTGCAGCGGCTTCGGCTGTTATTCCAGGAAATCTATCCATTTCAGCCTGAATTTCTGGAGTTATTGCAACTGATTGAACGTAAGGTTTAGGTTCGGGAGCTACTGTTTGTGTCTTTACTGTTACTGGTGCTGGAGCAACTGCAGGGGTTGGGTTTTTTGTAGCAAAAGTTCCTGATTGAGTAACTGGTCCTTCTTTAGGAACTGACATGTTTGGAGCAACAGACTGAGTTACAGGAGTATTAACACTCATCTGGCTAGTCTGAATAGCTCCAGTTTTAGGTGCGACTGTTGACGTCGATGTGACTTTTTTAATTATTTCTGCCATATAAGTTAGTTTCCTGTGTTAGTTTCTGTTGCCATAGGTTTATTTTTCAAGACTTACTGTTGGTTGAGAGAAATAGAATCCTCCGCCAGCTCCGTTAGACTGTGCAACCCCAAACAACATTTCGTTATTACTTGTCGGAAGGTTTGTAGTATGAGTAGCAACAAGTGTGCCGTTAATATAGAACTTAGCGTCTACTCCTGGATTAATAACAATTGCGTACTCTGACCAAGAATTTACGAAACTAGCATCAATATCTGTATTGGTATTAGCCGCTCCAGTAGCTGTGACTGCGTAGAATTTATTTGCAGTTGAATCATGACAAAATCTAATACTCCTATTATTTGAAGTTCTTGCTGCGTAAAGGTCAGTGGCACTATCTACAAACCCAAGTCCTGTATTATAAGTAGCTGCACCATCTAATGAGCCTGCAAAACATTTAATTCTTGTGTCTTTAGAGCTATCCCATTGCTTATAATCGGCTGTACCAGTGCCAATATCAGGAATTTTTGTAACTAAATAACCAGATGAAGAAAAAGTATATGGACCACCACCAGCAATACCAACCGCAGAAGCGTTTGCACCAGTCCATCCTCCATAGTTAACTCCTCCTGCTAAAGGGATTTCGTAAGTATGCCAAGTTTCACCAATAGATGTGTTTGGCGTGTAATTTGTGAGCGTTCCAATTTCAGCGTGAGTATGTAAAGCATCAGCATCAGAAGCCGCTCCAGCCGTTAGTGTGGCTAAATTTGTGCCTGTTACATTAGCAGAAATTCCTGTTGAAAGCTGAGAAACAACTGAAGTTGCCATTGAACCTGCTGAAGTGTTTTGCATCTGGAAGTTTGTACCGTCATAAACTACAGTCACGATTGAACCTACTTCAATATCTCCAGTCTCAAGAGCTTGGTCGTGGTTCTTTTTAATATCCTTAGCTCCAAGTCCGTTTACATTTAGAGTACAGGCAGCGGTGTTAGCTGTACCTGCCTTAAAGTTAAACATCTGTCCTGTAACGTAAGCTGTAATCGCAGGGGTTAAGGTAATAGCGTAAGAATCTGTACCTACTGAATCAGCTGCGTAAATATAAGAACCATCTTGAATAACATTTGCAAGTTCAGGAGGTCTAACAACAACTGAAGCACCTGTTCCTCCAGTTGCTGTTCCAGCGTCAACTTCAGCTTGGGTAGCAATCTCAACAATACCCTTAACATCAGTAGTAGCATCAGGTGCACCTGCGATAGCCGTATCGTCAACGTATTTTTTAGTAGCATATTCTTCATCTAATGCAGGAGCTACGGCTGTAGATGCTGTTCTAGGTGCATTAGCACCGCCAGAAGCAGGAAAGGTATTGATACCTGTGAAAGTCTGGTCGTTTTCTAAGAAAGCAAACTCTGAATAAAAAGCAGCTGTATTCGAGATACGAACAAGTGAATTACCTGCGTGGTTATATTTAAGTGTAGCCGATGAAGAATAAGGGGATACGAAGTCAATACCTGTAGTACAACCTGTAAAAGTAGCTGTACCATTAGCGTTTTGAGTTACTCCTGTAAAAGAAAAGTTTTCTTCTCTTGGAGTTCCTGGTTCAATGACTCCATATCCAATAGAACCAAAATCACTCATTGTAATAGTGGTTGTTGTACCTGGCTTTACTAGCTCTTGAACAGTAATCGAAGTTGCTCCCGAAGATATTCCTGAGCCAGTGAGTCTAAGGTCTTGTGTTTGTACTGGTTTAAACATTTGCGATATACTTTATTTAATTAAATTTTAATTTCTGGATTTGCGTCAGGAGCTTCGATTGCCTTAGGACCAAACGCTAGTATTTCCCATCTAAAGTCTATGTCATTAGAGCTATAAATAGGAGATATTTCAAAGTATTTCTGATTAGACTGTGTTTGATTTATTACCCTGAACTTAGGAGGTAACGAATCTTCTCCAGTATCTACGCTTCCACCAAGATTTCCATAACCTATATTTAACTTTCCTAGTGAGCCGTCTGTAATCGGTAAAAAGACTGATTGTGTATTGTCCGAGTTTATTGTGAACTCTCTAACTCCTCTCGAACCTTCATAATCATACAGTAATTGTAGCGTAAGGTCGGTATTGGCTTCAATATATCCTTCAGTGTACCAATCATTGTGCATCTTTTTCTTTGTCCTAGTTCCGAATTGCTGATAAGCAAACTGTGCTATTGCGTGAATTGCGTTACCATTATCGTTCCAACCGTCAAAGAGTTTATAAGTTTCATTAACTCCGTTTGAATGTCCATAAAGTTCTCCGTCTATAATTGCAAACCTTTGAATTGGTAGGACTTGTGGAGCTTCCCAATGGCTCTCTATTAAGTTGTAAATAAGGACTAAAGACTCAGCTGGTACTGCTATATAAATATTGTCTTGAAAGTAGATACCAGAGCAATCTGTGAAGTCTAGTCTTTCAAATAAGTTTTCGACTGGGTCAGATATAGGTTTAGAGGTTGGTGTATTTATATTTTCAACCCTTCCCAATGAATCTAAAGTAGGTTCGTCTGAAATAAATAATATATCATTTTTCATCTTAAATATTGCAGATTGATTTTGAGCTGATTGTTGTGGTCCAGTCTTTAGTCTTTTAACTGTAATTTGTTCACTTGAAAGGTCTGCTGATAAATCAAAAGTAACCTGATACCAATCACCAAGCGAACCTGAGATATACATATTTTCTTCTTGTACCTGATAGCCTACTGGAATTGAATCAAACTGCAACAAAGCACTCTCTCCAACTAAGCGAGGAACTGATGGGGCTGTGAAGTTGTCATAATCTCCAACAGCAGAAACATAAACTTGTCTTGAATTATTAGAAGATACATATACCTGATTTCTTAATACTTTAATTTTATCATTAGTCCATGGTCTATAAGCTGTTAGAGTTACGGAAGCTCCAGCACCTTCTGCTGTTACTGAATCCGTAGACACTAAAGTGATAGTTCCAGCTACTACTGTTTGAGCTGTATAAGTTTTATTGTTATTAGTCGTGCCTGAAACTGTAATTATATCTCCAGCAACAAAACCTGCTGTTACAAAACCATTACCTGAATCTGTTATTGTGTCTGGGTTTGAATTAACAAAGGCGATTGTAGAAGCTGTTTTAGTAGCTGTTGCGATTGGAGCGTTGGTTGAAGTTCTAATTGTTTGAAAAACAAAATCTCCAACAGAATGACCTCCTGCTGTTGGGTCTGGAGTTACTCCTGTTAGTGTGGTCGTTCCTTCTCCTCCTGTATAAGTGTATGTTGTAGCACCGATTGTAACTTGACGAGTACCTGATAAAAAGAATCCCTCTTCAGCCCAAGTTGTTGTTCCTTCTTTGGTTATGGTTGATGTAGTAGCTGATGCGAACGTAGTTTGACCTCCTGAATAGACGTAGATATTTTTATCTCCTGCTACAAAGAGAAGTATTTCACTCTCTTCAGTGGTGTCCCAAAATGTATCAAACTCAACTTCTGGTTGAGTTAGTGTAGACAATATTGTCCTCCATTGAATATCATCTGGGTCTGAGGAGTCTAAGGTTTGAAGTCTAACATTTGTCGCGTCTTCATAAACTCTAAAATGCCTTGCTCCTTGCTGTCTTGCTGTCCAATCAAAGTTTGAAATAATAGGATAGTCTCCAGTGCCAGCCTGTCCGTATCTTGTATAACCCTTTCTATTACCAACCCTTCTGCCATCTGTTGAAATAACATTAGCAGAGCCCAAGATTAAATAATTAGGGTCGATATTAGTCACATCGTCACGCTCAATGTAACCCTTAAATTTACTTGTTAGTTGGTAGTTTTCCATTCTATGAAGTTAATATAGTTCGGTTGTTCCTAAATCTATTAGGTGCCTGCCAATATGTTGTTTTAGGCTTAATAGCTTCACTAGGGAAGTTCTTTAGATAATTCCTTCTATCAATAGCATATTCATTCTTTAAGTATCCTGAATCGTATTGTGAAGTCTCTCCGCCAATTTGAGTTGAAGCATAATCTCCTAAAATATTTAGGAAGATATTGTACGACTCGTCTGATAGGTTTATTAAGTCAGTATCGTCAGTAGTTTCTTGTTTAAATGCTCCAGTTGAAGCATCTCTAAATAAAGCGTTTGAATAGTACTCAATATCAAACATCTGACCTAATTGAGCTACTAAATTATTAGCTCTAAATCCTGTTAAAGTAGCTGATGGGTAAGTAAAGGTAATCCTTGCGTAATCAATCGCTGTATCTACCACAGTTCCAGTTTCTGTGGCTGTGTCGTAGTCAAACTGTAATAAATTCCAACCTTGAATAAACGCTGTACCATCTTGTTGTGCTGTTACTGTTTGAGAATAGTAATCAGAAGCTGATGAACCCCATCTAAGATTAACATTTGTAATAGATGAAGTTGGTAAATAAACGTACAAAAATACAGCTCCAACATCTACTAAGTCTGATAAATCAACTGCTGTCATTGTTGAGTTTTCAAGATAAGCAGAAGTTCCTGATGTTGTATCAAACGCAAGTGAAGCACCTCCTGATAAGTAGTTAAGGTTGTCTACAGTTAAATTTGTTCCAGTACCACCTAAAGCCCAAGTTCCGTTATCAGTAATTGAGTTTAAGAGATTAATTACAATCGGACTTCCAACAGAAGCTGAAAGCCTTGCGAACTTAGTCATCTGGTTAAAGGTAATATTCAAAGTTCCAGATTCCTTGAAACGCATAAAATCCCTTGTAAAGAGGGATTGAAAGTTACCAAACTCATTCTCATTTACAACACTCTCTTGAGATGGTCTTATATCAATAATTGAGTTTGCTTTTAAATCAGAAGGTAGTGCATAGTTATATACCTGACCATAAATAGGCGAGGTCATCTGAGAAATTCTTTTACATTCAGCAATATCTAAATCACTAACTAATTTTCTAGCAGCTCTATTAATTAAATAAGTTATGTTAGGAACAGAACTAACGTCTGTTGCATGTAGTATTCCAGCTAAATCTACTTTGAGGTCAGTGATTGAGAAGTTTGACATATATTTTTTCTATTTTATTTTTATAATATCTTTCCCAATCTAACCTTTTAAAATTAGTTTTAACATGACAACTAGGACAAAGACTTATTAAATTTTTTTCTGAACAATTTTTTTTATTATAATCTATATGATGAATGTCTAAAGCTCTTCTTTTACAACCTTCTTTTCCGCACTCTTGGCATCTGTAATTATCCCTTTTCCTTATAAACTCCTTAAGATGTTTGCTGAAAGAAGGAGAATATGGCTCAAAAGACTTGCCGCCTTTCCAATTAGGGTGTCTTTCTCCAGAAAACCTATAAGAAGAGTTACATTTTATACTACAGAATCTAGTTCGGTTATTCCTCGCTGGAATCACTAAATATACTTTTTTACAAAACCAGCATTCTTTAGGTATCTTTTTCCATTTATTTTTTAGAGTCTCTTTTATCTTTTGTCTAACCTTTTTTGTGTGTAAATGTTTAGGAATAAAATCTTTTTTATGTTCTTTAAATTTCAATCTAGATTCTTCATTCCATTTTTTACCTTTATTATTAGATATGCGACCAATCATTGATTTACCATAACATTCAAGAGAGCAAAACTTAGTGTTGCCACGTCTAGTAATTAAATTTTTACAAAATAAGCACTTCATTTAATAGTCTACGTTATTTTTTCTTCTTCTTCACGCCCTTCAATTTGTTCGCATTTTCCATTGCATAGAACACCTTTTTGCCTTTAGTTTTTCCGTAAAATTTTCGCATGGCATTAAGGATACGTTCTCCTTTTAAGTTAAGTGGTGACATTCTTTCTCCTTAATTTATTAATAATTCTACTAACATGACATTGATTTATTTTAAATATTTTTGCTATTTTTGTTTGACTCATGTTGGAAGAGTATTTTTTAATAATATCTTTTACTTCTGAATCTTTCAATTTATGGACTGGGTTTCTTTCGCCAATTCTCTTTGCCGCATCACCTCTGCCTTTTCTTTCTCTATCTCTCATATTTTCAATATGAGTTCCTGTGAATAGATGGCTGGGATTTACGCACGACGGATTATCGCATGAATGAAGAATGAATAATTTTTTTGGAAAGTTTTTATTATGTATTCTATAAGACATTCTGTGTGCTCCATAAGTTTTTCCATTATACCAAAAATGCCCATACCCATAATTACTTTTTCCTCCATTCCATACCCAACACTCAGTTTTTGATTTTATATTTATCTTATTTAAAAATCTATCCAAATCTTTTTTATTCATAATTAGTCACTTAATTATTTATGTGGGCTCTAGAGAGGAGTGACCCTCCCTAGACTTACGACCGTCGTACCCAATTTTTTATTTATATCTTCTAGGAATCTTTAAAATGTTCCTATGTTCTACCTCATAACAATCTGTTAAAAGACCTTGATATTCTTCCCTAAAACCATCCCTAACTATCCACAAAGAACCGTCTGCCGAGTCCATAAGTATTAAACCTTCGACTTCGTCAAACATTTGCTCTTCGCTCTCTGGGTTGTGGTTGGGTAGAATCTGGTACATTTTTATAGATTAACGTACTTAGATAGGTAAGTCTGATTGATGTACTTTGTTAAGTTGTTCAATGCAGCTATTACAATAGGCGAATAAACCCAGTCTATTTCTGCAAAATTTACGATTACAAGCGTGATAAAGCCATTTAGGGTAGTCCAGCAGAAGGCTTTGAATCTAGGCGATTTTAAGAAGTTTTTAATATAAGTTGATAGTTTTTTCATACAAACAAGTAAATTATTAATGTTGTTATTACGAATAAGATTAGCCTTAGACTCCATTTCTGTAAGAATTTCAGCATATTATTCTTTAGATTTCCACTTAAAGTTCACCTTTGCCACTCCTCCAAACATTACATCCCAAGCGACCTTTCTTATCTCATTACCTTTGTAATGGTCAAAGATTAACCAGTATTCTCCCTCTTTATAACCAATTAGAGTTACAGCATGATTAGGCATTTTGTCTGTTTTTTGATATATCCCATCCTTAAGTATACCATAGGCAAAGAGGCTAATCCATAAAGGTGAATATTTAAGAGCCTCCATAATCTTTTCTGGGTGCAGTGGTTCGCTTACCCACTCCATACCTATGTCTAATTCCTTCTTATTCTGCTCTGCAAGCTCTTTAGCGAGTTGAGATGGCTCTTGATACCACTCAGACCAAGAAGCGTTACCTATAAGGCTATTCCAGAATAGGTCTGAGACTAATCCATCGTTTAATGCACTGGAGAATACTTTATAAAAATAGTTACCATTGAAGGTTGTGCCACTCATCTTAGCTGTGAAACGGTCTGACCAATCAAATTGATGAGTGTATCTGCGTATTGAAATGATTTCAAGAATGTTTAAAAAACTGAAAGTAACACACGCCATCTTATCAAAACTAAGGTTCTGGTACTCATAAACAGGTAAATAATCAAGCCATTGCCCATCTTCTCTAAGGACTTCAAACTCGATATTGCCAAGCCCATTGGTGTGAGGCTCTGGCATAACGCCATAGTTCCTTGTACTAGGAAAGAGGTTTAATATCCATCTAATTAGTCGCATATTATTTTTCAAATAATCTATGCCAATTACTCTTTGCGAACTCCCAAACAACTACAAACACGAAAGAGATAATGCCGATATAGATTTTAGATTTAGTGATAAAGTCAGTGTGAGTCTTTTGGACTTGCTCAACGATACCTAGTTTGGTTTCTAGTCTTTGAGCATGCTCATCAAATTTAAAATTTAGGTTCTTTAATTCCTGTAAAATCTGACCTATTTCTTTACCGTGTTCGTAGCCTGGCTCCATACTCCCCTCGTTAGTGTTTATTAAAAGGGTTTTGTTGACGCAGACCCTTTACTGCGAGATAAGGACCACCTCCTTTTGTTAGGAGTTTTCAACCTCTTCTGCTGGCTTAGCACTAATCTTCAAAGAATTAATCTGAGAGGTGATAGCCTGAATAATGGAGCTAATTTCTCCAATACTTAGGTCGTTCTCAGTAAGCTCCTTGTAGATTTTCTGATAGATTTCCTTTGCTTTGTCCATATGTGTTTAATTAGTATCTTAATTATAGTATTTTGAATACCAGGGAATCAATGTAATTGGCGGAGGTTTTTTGGCAGAACCTCCCAAACTGCATTTAAAGGAACGGTACACCTGGGTATTTCCTCTGGTGTTTAACGTAGTAGTAGGTAATTACTACTCCGCCGATAATCAGTCCTATAAGGAATATGGGAATCCAGCTAATGCAGAATAATATCCTTAATAGCTTCCTTGCTACTGTCACTCAACTTCTCCTTCGCTTTCTCAACGTATACCATATTGCAACCCTTGAAATGGGGACACATCTTCGGGTCGAAATACGAGCAGTTGATACTGACAATAACCTTATCTTGTTTTTTGCAAAAAAGTTTGAGCACATTTGCCTCCTAGCAGTCGATTGCTTCTTTAAACCCACTCTTTACGTCAATATACGCTTGGGCAACGTCGCTTGACGTGACGACTGTTGCTGAATTATCTATACAACTACCTCCACTATCTCTAAATTCCTTTGTACTCCACATCTGCCAATAAGCTGTGTAAGTTTCTTCTCCGTCTAAAGGTCTGTTTAATTCTATTCTTGCTATTCTCAGGTATGCTTCTGGGAAGTTACCTGCTGTTGTTGTGTGGTTTATTTTTAATGCCATATGTTTATATTAATTACTAAACTATTGAAGTAATAATTCCGTTTGTTACTGTTACAGTCTTTGCATCTGCCGTTGTAAATGTTCCAGTTGCACCATTAGCTGGCGTAATTGATGAACATTTAATTGCCCCTGCTGCTATTAGTGACCATTTATTCGTAAGTGTTACATTCGCACCTGCGGTAGGTTCATTAAGATAAAGCGTAGAAGCGTCTGTAATCGTAATTGCGTTTGTCGCTGTTGCAAATGTCGCTTGCCCAATTACGTTTGCATAAGCACTAGCGACTGTTCCTGCGCCCGTAGTTGAATCTGTATAGGTAGCTCCATCAATTCTTAATGCGGCACCAGTTACTCCAAATGCTAATGCGTTTGCGCCTGAAATATGAACCCTTGCTACTGGTGAGGTTTGCCCAATCCCAACATTTCCAGACCCATCAATTCTCATTCTCTCTGTTCCGCCTAGTGTAGTCGTATTTGAGGCGGTATAAAAAGCAATTTTATTCGCCGCATTGTAAGCACTTGAACCTCCACCAAAAACAACGTGACTTACCCCACCAGTTGAAACAGCTCCATAAAAGCCCATCATTGGCTCTTCTGAATTTGTGTAATGAGGTACAAGAATAAATCCTGCCTTTACAGTTGCATCTGTTCTTGTGTTCCAAACACTATTATCACCCCCTAAAAGAATATGCCCATAACAATCAATAGCTTTCGAGGCTGTTCCTGTTGGGATAACTGTGACTGAACCAGTACCAAGTGGGGCAAGTTTGATTGAGATATTAGCTTCATCACCCAACGCCGCAAATGTTACTGGATTTCCTGCTGTACCAAATGAAATCTTTGGATAGTTTGTTGTTGGAGTTCCTGATGCTGGGATGCCAAATGCAATTCCCCTTTTACCAGCCGAACCATTTTTAAATTCTGCCAATCCACTTGATATTGATAAGAACGCACCACTTGTTTCACCCGCTCCGTAAGCGAATTGGATTGACGAAGAAGAACCACCAGAACCCCAAACCTTCATTACCGCACCCGTACCTAAATTCTTAAACCTGTGAATACCTGTGCCTTGATTAACAAAATCAAGACCCACATTAGTATCAGTCGCACTATACGCAGTAATTGTTGGTGAGGCTGTTGTTGCTGCATTACCAATGACAATGTTATTTACCGCACTAGCAGCCGAAGAAACTCCAATTAAAGTTTTATTTGAAGCATCTTGCAAAGCAGAGGCATACACACCAGAGCCAAACGCCATACCCGTATTCGTAAAAACAAAGCGTAAGTTAGTATTAAAGGTAACGCCAATCTGATTACCTGAAAAATAAAAACCATATCCTGTTGCACCTGTAAAAGTAATCCCTGGGTTTGTATTTGAGCCAACAGGGAAAAGAACTTGACCGTTTCCCTTTGGAACAAGTGATATTGAAGCACTTGATTGTAATGGTGCTATTGCTGAAATGGCGACAGGTGTGCTTAAAATTGCTGCTGATGTTGTACCACGATATGCACCCATTGAAGATTCATTTTCCAGTTGTGCGCCAAAAAATCCTGCTGAACCAGTCGCTACTCCTGATGCAGTTCCAGTGCTTTGCGTGGCGTTTGTTGTTGCCGCAGGATACATTCCAAATGCGTATGCTTGGGCTGTTCCTGTGAATGTTCCTGACACCCTCCACCAATTAGCATTAATGTCAGTTACTGTCGTTGTTACTGGTATGATTGTATAACCAGTATATGCAGTCCAAGGTGTAGCAACTCCGTTAGTCGTATCAACTGTGATACCACCTCTTAATAATGACGTTGACTGAGTAAAGAGGATTATAGGATAAGAAGACTGCGCACCAACGGTCTTTGCTACATATACAGAAAAAGTAAATGTAGTAGCTGTTAATGTATAATTTCTTGCTATTACTAATGATGACCCTGCATTTACGTCGGTTAAAGTCCAACCTGAATTAGCTACTCCAAATGGGTCGGTTAAGTCTTGTGCGTATGTGGCTGTTTTAGTAGTCCACGCAGCGTTAGAAAAATCATTTGAATATGTAAGTAGGTTGCTACCTCCGAGAGTGTTTGATATTTGTAAATATGTATCAGCAGAAGTTGTTGGGGAAAGGGCTAAAATTGGTAGTAGGTTCGAATCTCTGATTCCTGTCGTACTTATGTTGGTACTAAAAACTGTATATCCAGAACCTTTAGGGTTGACGTTAATATTTACGTCATTATCAAGTCCACTTGCTGTTATAGTGACTGCAGAGCCAGAGGCTGAACCTGCTAGAGTAATAGCGTTTCCTGTTGTAATGTTACCTACTCTTGTATCACCAGTAGCTCCGTCAACCTGAAACCTATTACCAAATGCTCCGTCGCCAGCCAATACTCTAATATACTGTCCTGTGGCTGTGTCAGCGGCATTATAACCAAGCACGATACCGCTATACAACGTACCAATAGAAGCTGTGTCTTGAGCAGAAGCGTTAAGAACTGAGAATTGTGCACCAATCGTTTCTGCAGTATCTTGAACCACTACATTGTTAAGCAAATTTCCGCCTCCAAGGTTAACCTCACCAATAAACCCTGCAAAGTTTCCAGCCGTTCCGTAGTAACCTGCTCCCCTAGCCGTATAGCCAAGGGCTGATAAACCATCTCCCATTTTTATCACATCAACGCTAGAAGCGGTGAGGTTTAAATCACCAGTTAAATTTACTGTATCACCTGAATTATGAAGAGTGACAACTGCAGTACCAGCGTCTCTGTCCCAGATAGCTTCTCCGCCACCAGGTAAGTTTACTTTAGGTGATATAGACATAATTAAATACTTCCTTTAGCAGTCCAGTTAACCTGGTCAAGTGCTGAAGACGAACCGAAATACAACACTTCGTTAGCAGCGAGTTGAACTACAAAATCATTAGTAGTGAATTTATTACCATTTGTTGTGCTTGGCGTACCTCCATTATCAAAAGAAAATCTAATAGTTCCTACTGCAGTTTCTTTTGAAACTATTAAAGTGTAGTCATAAGCAGGTACAGAACCAGCTTGAGGTACTTGATACCAAGTATTAGCACTAGTCAAAACTACATAGCTATCAGAGCCAGTTCCGTCAAGACCTTCTTGATATTGAATTTGAGTATCTTGTTTTGTTTCTGAAGCTGGGTCAATCGGTACGCCTGAAGTATCTACCAGCTCAATAAACGTACTTCGGTCTGACATAAGTTAAAGTTATGCGTCTAATAAGTAGCCTATAACGTCAATTGAGGCTGTGTATGTAGTAGCTGTAGCACCTACGGTAATATCAGCTTTAATAACTTCTCCAGCTGTGAAAACTGGTACTGGACTACCACCTCCAATAATCGATGTAGCGTCAATACATTGCATTTCTCCAACCGCCGAAGTAGAGCCGAGCATTGAATCAAAAATATTTGCAATCCATTGGTCAAAAGTTGGTGTAATACCGATATTTACAGTAGGATTTACAGTTGCATTATCAGCTGCTGTAATCCTAAAATTAATAGCACTGACTACGCAAACCTTTCCAGTAGGCACTGTGTAAAGAGTTGTCTGACCTGTTGTTTTAAGGTCTACTGCAGTTACTGTAGATAAGATTTGGACTGAAGTTCCTCCAGAGACAGGGCTGCCGTTAACGGTTAAATCTCCAGTAATAGTTACATCTCCATCTACGTTTAGGTCGTTTTCTAAGTCAAGCGTGTTTAAATTAGTAATTCCCATATTAATTAAGTTCGTTTGTAATATCTACTCCAACTTTTTTGTAAAGTTCTTGTAGTCTAGTAGAAAGTCTGTTTAAATTATCCTCTTTTCTTTTCAAAGAAGCAGCCTTTTCTAATAAAATATTAAAATCTGTCGTCTTTTCATCTATTTTCTTATCTAAATCTACTATTTCTTGTTCTTTTATAGACTTTGTAACTCCAAGAGTAGCTATTGCTGAGTTAATA